CCTTGAACTTCTCGGGCGTGGTCAGCACGTCATGATAGAAGATGCCGCTGGCGACTTCCTGCGACATGGCTTCGAGATAGCCCTTGGCTTCCATGAGCCGGGTTGCCGCCGGATTCGGCGACAGATCGAGCGCGCGCTTGTCGACCGTCGACAGACCCTCGACAAAGCCAGTCGTGTCATCGACCTGCTGATAGGTCGACTTGCTCTGGGGAATGCCCTTGTAGAGCTGGCCCCAGGTGACCGACGGAAGGCCGGTACGGATGCGCGTACGATGGGTCGTGCCCAGGTTCGCTTCCACTGCGATAGCATCCTTGAGGATGGGATTTACCGCGTGAAGCATTTCCACGACATCGCCGATATCGCGGCCATCGCCGTTCATCTTGTACAGATCGGCGAGGTTGAGGAAGGAATTGCCGATAGTGGCCATTTCGAAAGCTCCTATGCTGTTTTAGGCTGGTCGTCGGGATACATCCGTTCCACCCGGCTTGATGGTACGCGAGGCGCGCCCTCTCCCACCGGGAAGCCGTCTTCGCCCATATCGTGACCAATCTTGGCGAAGACGCGGATCATGTCGGGATGGTTGGCCAGCCCAGACTCATTGAGCAGCGTGCGGAAAGGACCGTCGGGCTTGAGCCCGTACCGGTCGAATACCGACGCCGCATATTGCTTGGAGCGATCGAGGTTCGCGCCGCCGATCTCAGGATCGGCAAGCGCGGCGTCCGCCCATTGCTTGCGGGTATCAACGATCTGTTGTACCTGAGCATTCTGCACCTGATTGGTGATATGCTCGACAAACGCAGGGGCCGCGTCGACCACCTTTTGCGCGCCCTCCTTGGTCAAGCCAAGCTCGCGGAATACCGGATCGAACACGTCCAGCGAGGTCTTGTCGATCGTGAAGCCCTCAGGCGGCGTCAGCTCATAGGCTTCCGGGGCCTCGCCGACCAATGGCGCAGCATCGCCGTCCTTACCCGCTTCACCGCCCTTGCCATCCTCGCCTTCCTTGGCGTCGACCTTGGCTTTTTCGGCGTCATCTAGGATGCCCGGCGCGTCGAGAGGGTCTTTACCGTCCTGGCTATCGCCACCGGCAACAACGCCAGTGTCAGTGCCGCCATCAGCAGCAGCCACGGCAGCAGCGTCATCGAGCGGAGCCGCGCCCTGCCCGACAGTCTCAGAACCGCTGGCGGCGGCCTCAGAACCCCCTGCGCCGCCGCCAGCATCCGCGCCAGCGTCGTGCCCGTCAGGCGCACGCATGAAGCGCCCTTTCGAGCGCTCGGCGGCGGTGAAGCGAAGCGCGGCACCGTTAGCCATCGTCGCCAACGTCTTCGCGCAATTCTTGATCTCTGTCGTATCGCTGTCGTTCACTACGGTTCTCCTTAGGTGCAGGGGGTTTCGATCCAGATGCTTCAGCTAGAATGATCGCGAGGGAGGCCATGCCATCACCGTCGCCAATCCGCAGGGCGTCATCGGCCCATCGAAGCATATCGAACCCCAGGCTCCTGCGTCCCTCAACAGCGGTGAGGCGGCGTTCTTCGGACCCGTAGGCGGAACTGTGTATGCCAGATGCTTGCACGACACGCCATAGGAATTTTTTGAACGACGAAAGCGCCATCAGGGACGCCAAATCCTCGCGCTCAATCTCGGCTTCTGTCTTTGTCGTCATGGGGCGAAACTCAAATCTCCGGTGACAAGCGCATCCTGTAGCACGGCGACCGCACCGATCATGCGCGACCAGGGCGAGAAAGTGTCAGGCTTGAACGATAGCCCGCGTCCGGCGCTGCCGTCGGGGCTGAGTGTCGCCACCGCGATAGCCTCTATGTCGCCGTCTCGCGCACGTTCCAGCATGCCTTCGAGAAACGACACCACATCGCCGCCGCCAGTGATGACGGTAAAGCCTTCCCTCACTTGGCGTCCTTTGGATACATGCGCTGCATGCGATCGGGCGCGGCCCATAGGACCGACTCCGGTTCGTACTGGCGGAAATAATCTTGCAAGCCATCCTGGCCCATGTTCTTCACGTTCCATGGCGAGGCGAGGAACCGCCACTTGCCATCCGGTCCCTGCACCCACTTGCCGCCGGCCTTGCCGTCGGAACCGTTGTACACGCTTTCGTCGGAGAAGGTCGGATGATTGGGCTTTTTCCACTTGTCCGGCAGATGGCCATTGGCGGCGGTTTCCGCATCGTCCTTCCACGCGCCGCGCAGATCGTAATCGTACGTGTCCTTCGACCGGCCTTGCTTGTCCGCCCAGGCCTCAAACCGCTTTTCCTCATCGGGCGAGAGCTTGGTGTTGTACTTGTCGGTCAAATCCTCCCGGCCGCCATCGGCCGGCGGTGCAGGGGCGGGTGGCGTGCCGTCAGCCATCTATCAACCTCCCATGCCAGCCAGACCGCCGAGCAACGATTGCCCGCCAGTCGTGCGCGCTTCGGAAAGCAGCTTGGCCGCGTCCGCGCCGTCCTTGACCGCTGGCAGCGTGGCGGCGAGTTGCTGCATTTTCTGTTGCTGGGCACGCTGGGCGCGCACCTGTTGTACCGCATCGTCAGACCGGCGCATGCGCGCCGGCACCGATGCCCGGTCGAAATATTCATCGATCATGCCATCAGGATCAACCTTGTCGATCGCATCAGGGAACACGGCGGCAATCTGCCCCACAAACCCAACGGCTCGCTCAATCTGTCCGATGCCGACAGCCTGTTGAAGCTGTGCCAGGATCGACGTGAACTCGGCCGCGACTTCCTGACCCTGCAATTGCTCGGGTGGAGGGGGCAGAAGGCCAGACCGCATCACGATCCCCATCGCCCGGTTGTGAACCACGGCGAGCTTTTCGATCGACGCGGACTCAATCACCGGGCCGAGCTGGGAAAGCGCCTCTTGATTGCGGGACGCGATCTCTTCGACGTTCTTGTACGAACCGCCCTCTAGCCTTGTGATCGCCATGAACAATTCGGCATAGGTCAACTGATCAAGCCGTTGCTCAATCTTGGTGATATCGTTGCCCAGGACTTCGATAATCCGGTAATCGAGCAGATAGGGAACCTGTACCTTGTCCATATCGGTCGACGCGGCAGCGACTTGGTTGCCAGGCATACCGGTGAGCATGCCCTTGAGCGTGGCCGGCACGACCTTTTCCGGCTTCACGACGAAATCGGTTGCCTGCCCCTTGCGCTTCGCCTGCATTTGCAGATTGCGCAGCGACGGCAGCGTTTCGGAGCCAGGGCCGGTACCGTACACGTCCGAACCGACGACAGCCCAGCGCGGGCACCAGAAGGGCTGTTCTTCATAGCCGGACTCGCGCAGCGTCACAGCCTTGCGCCCGTCGCCTTGATCCCACCAGACAGAGGAATATTTCATGCCGCGTGCGCCGATCGCGCCGGGCACGCATTCGCAATTCTCTTCGACGGCGTGGTAAACGTCGCACACCGTATCGTAATTGCCGTTATCCCAGAGCGTCTTCACGTTCGGAGAGATAACGTCCCACTTCACGTCATGCCGGTTGAACGGGTTGGCCCCGAACTTCCCCACAAGCTGATGCACGGTCAGAGGAACGCGGCGATACATCAGGTTCGGGCGGCGATCGTCACCAAGGGCAGTCCAGAACTCGCCGGCCGTCATCGAGTGACAGACCGCCATGTTGGACATGCTCGACTCCATGAAGCCGCCTTCCGTCCCGAACAGGCCCATTTCGGAATAGCCGGCCTTGGAAGCGTCGTAATAGGACGATCGCCAGAGCAGGGCGTAGATATGTTGATCCAACAGGCCGAGCCATGCCGCTGCGTCATGGTCGCGCATCAGGTCAGGGTCTTTGGTCTTTGTCAGGAACCACGGACGCGATGACGACGACAAGCCAGATTGCATGCCGTTGCCGAGTGTGCGGAAAGACAGGATGCCATAGTCATCCGCGAGGCGACCATTGAGCGCGCGTCCGGCTTTCGCCTTCGCGCCCTTCATCGTCAGGAAGCGCGATCGAGCGGGTTGCGCCAGACCGGCAATCTGTCGCCACTCATCCTCATAGGGCTGGCGTACAGCTTGAAGACCGGCCAAGCGCTTTTCGGCCATCTCGCGCTTCGAGAGCGCCATGTTATGCGCCAGTCACCGACCGCATATTCGCGGTTGTGTTCGGCGCTCCCGTCGCGCCCTGGGGCGTCGTCAGGATAGAGGCCGCGTACATCAGCCGGCGGCGGCGCGCATCGCCGCTGCTATCGGCAGCGGACGATTGCGGTTGCTTGGCAAGCTGCCTCTCAGGAACGGACGGAACGTCCGGCGTACCACCAATGCACATAGTTACCCCCTTGCAATGAGTAGGATGGCCGAAACTGCGGCCAGGATGATAGATAGCCACCAAAGCCACTTGGCGCGGCGATACGCATCGACAGAGGCTTGCGGCAATGGGGCGTTGAGCAGCGGCGTCAGTTCGTTACCCGCGATGGATAACGACTGAGACATGATGACCGCCAGCACGCCCAGGGCGGCGGCGACTAAAGCCTGACCGTCGCCATGAACGATCGCAGCAGCCAGCAAGGCAGCGAAGATCAGCAGCCCATAGAGGGCCTGGATCAATACCCTCAGTGTCGTATCCGTCATGCTCAATTTCCCTTGGTCGCGCCGGACAATGACCCCGGCT